CAGATAAGCGCCAACCAATTGCATCCGCTTCAGCACAGAAGGGCGCATTTTAATGCGATGGGTAATTCTGCCGCAATTCTCAAGATTTGTTTCAGCGTTGGAAACAATCAGGTCTTCGGCGTCTATACTTTCAGAAACCGGACGCCTGCGAAGAGGACAATTATAGACTTTCTTAATGCCCTGACCGCCGCAACCGATCCAGAAGAGCATACGATCTGTATCTGGATAATATTCCGTCGCCACGGCAGTTAGCCAGTGGTTCATATCGGTTTCTAATGTCTCGGCAAGTTCGTCTGAGGCCGCATTCATGCCATCCGGGAAGACCGGTTTTGGAGGAGCCATAAGACCGGTTGGAGGCGGAGGTGGCGGTGGCGGAGGCCCTGCTCCCACAGGGGATGGCCCGTTGGGCAACTGGGGGGGCGCTTGTAAGCCACCACCCATAGGAGCAGGATTCGAATTAGGTGGGCCTCCGAGGGGACTGCCAGTGGGCTGTTGTCCGATAGACGGCCCGGGAGGTGGTCCCCCTCCCATACTGGGCATCATTGCCCCGAGCGGCCCATTAGGACCATTCCCCATCGGTGGACCACCATTGTGGCCCATTTGAGGCGGCATCGGCGGCAATGGAGGCGGTGAAGGAATTTTTGGTGCTACCGGTGCATCATTCCGGACCTTGATTGGTCCCGCCGCAGGTAAAAGCTCACCACGAGCATTCGCCTGAAATCTAAGAGTGGCTTCCAGTAAAAGAGGATGTTGAACTGTAGAAACGCCCTCTCCGGTGGCCTCTCCCTTTGGTTCATTTAGCTTTAGGCCTAGTAATCCGATACCTCTAGCGCGAGTATCCAACCAGTCCTTCCGGGACATATCATCGTTTTGAATGCCTTCCAGAAGTTCACTGGCTATCCGGGAAAGCTCACCACTCTCTATTTGGTCGGCTAGATTAGCAAACCAGTCTCCTTTGGCCTGTTTTTGAGTTTTTGGAGCAAAATCAATGGTTAGAGAGCCATCGGGATTTTCTGTCTTGGCCGCGCCATTCTGTATAGTGGTATTTCCCCCACTGGGCTGTCCCAGATCGATGGTGGATGGCATAGAAAAGGGATTCGGGGTTTCCGGATCAAATCGTCGTATAGAACCGGTATTAACAGAGCGGACCAATAGAGCCCCCTACCCCTAGACAGGGTATAATGCAGGTTGCTTAGACCTATACATTAACTCTTCTTCTGCGTCGAACTCGTATTCTTCTCGACGGAGAGCAAATCCGTGGTCCCTCAGATGGCGTAAGGCCATCGTGGCAGAATCCACCAAATCATCATGAGAGCCCTTTGGAAAGACGGCACATTGGTCCACAACTTCATCTGACCATGCTCTAACCGGTCTATAAATCATGCCATCCGAGAAAAGATGCAAAACGCTATGCGCCCGGGCGACTTTATCTCCTTGTTTAGTTGGATTTACCAATTCAACGCCAAATTTACCGTTGAAGCCAATTATTCTTCTAATTTCCTGACTTACTGATAATCCAGAAGCCTTGGCCTCAATAAGCAACTTATCAACCTGAAATCTCGCGTGTGCGATAGGCCTTTTATCCTTGGTACAGCTATCTATAACCCTTTGAACCAGCTTATGAATCTCAAGGCGCTCTTGCCATGCATGAAGTAGGATAATCTTGGGATTATTATTAATATCTCTGAACATGCCCCATATTGTGAGGGCACTAGCGTCATTCTCCTGCTTTTCTGTATAGGCAGTATCCAAGGAGGCAAGAATATATTCTAAATCCGGATATTTCTCGTCTTCCCATTCATTCCAATAATCTCTCCGGATAATGGAGCCGCCTCTGACTTCTGGCGTCTGCTGATATTGGCCCGCCCAAGCATATTCTTTCTTTGCATGCCTTAATTCATCGCAAACATTCTGCGGAAAGCGTTCTGGCCATGCCAATTCGCCATCCTCCGTTCGTGGATCGCGCCAGAATTCTTTAACCGGTTTATCGGCATCAGGATCAGGGTCCCAAGTGTCGAATGTCTTTATTTTACCCGCATCATCGTACCCATTTATAAAGCCATGCGGCACATAAGTCATAGGGATACATAAATGCGTGTATCCAAGATCACGATCTAGGGCTACACCGGATACATCTTCTTCGTGAAGTCTTTGCTGGATAACGACAATTGCGCTTGATCCCGGATCATTTAGGCGATCCGGCACGATTTCCGTAAACCACATATTGGTATTGGCGCGAACCGCCTCCGATTCCATCAGCATGGTATTATTGGCATCGTCTATGATGAATCTATCACCGCGTTCGCCTACACCGATACCACCAACCGAAGTGGCCAATTTCCAACCGGTCTGATCATTGGCGAATTTAACCTTGGTGAATTGTTCATTGGATATCTTGAATCGACTACCCCAAAGGCGCTGATAACGATCATTCATCACCACGTTCCGGCAACGCATATTATCTCTTTCGGTCAGATGCGATGCATAACTGGCGCATATATACCGATAAGATGGATGATTCTGAGGTCCCCATTCCCATGCTGGCCAGAACACGTCCGTCAATAGGCTTTTTGAAAAGCCGGGAGGCACATTAATAAGAAGTCTTCTAATCTCGCCTCTGGTAACCGCTTGAAGATGATCGGCTATTGCCGATAACGACCATCCCTCGATAAAGGGTATAGCTGGCTCTACAATAGGCCAGACATACTTGACGAAATCAATAAGGTCTCCTTCATATGCCTTCGCTTCCAGCTTCTCACGAAGCTTACGGGTGGCCAGAGAGACCCGCTGGATTTGCTCTGATCGAAGAAATTCTGTCATCTTTGAAATATATCTCAGTCGCCTTAATTTTGCCAACCTGCCAAGACAAACTGGGTTTCATGAAATTTTTGTTTGGTAGGGGGGAGTGCCCTGTGGACGATACCCAAAATCCATCGGAGAATAATTGAAACATGGCAAAGCAATCACGAACTGTCTGGCTTGCGCTAGAGGAAGCTCATGCGGCACTAGCTATTATCGAAAACCAGATCACCCAGAAATTACATTCCGATGACCGGAAGCAGATCGACGTGCTTTTGGAGAAAGCCAGAAGCGCAATCGACAAGGCGCAGTCAAGTCTAACGGATGCGCTGCACGACGCACAAAACGCGATTGATCAGATTTAGCCATGTTGGAACTGGCGGATAGACAGCAAATCGAACATTGGAAACGCTGGTTAGCCGTAGGCGGAACGCACTTAAACCACGCAGGTATGGCATTAAAGCCCTTGCTTGACATCATCGACCGTCTCACCAGCCAAACTGCTGCCCCGAACGGGTTGGAGGCGTTGCCCGCTAAGTTGATAGGCAGGAGGATCAATATGAACAAGAACCAACTCCTTATCTTAAAGGAAGGCATAGAACAGATCATCAGCGAACGCCGAGCGGTTGGCGAATATAATGCGGACAGCAAGCATATGTTGTTTCTGCTCTCTAATATGCTGGCCTTGATCGATCATGCCATTTCACAGGCAAAACCGGAGAAGAAATAATGCGAGCCAGAATTTATGTGATGTATGGACAATTCGGTTGGATTACCTCTATCGGCATGGCGAATCTGGCCAATCGTATTGCCAATCTGTATCCGGACTGTCCGGTAACAACGCATTCTTGGAAATATCCTAGTGAAATCGATATAGACATAACCAAACTTGGTTTGAAGGTACCGGTTATCTTAGTTGGGTATTCTTTAGGAGCCAATAGCGTTACGATAGCAGCCAGTGCCATAAAGCGGGATATCGCTCTAGGGATTTGCTATGATCCGTCCGTTTTAGGTCAAATCAGACAGCCAACGCCAAATATTAAAAGGCTTTTGCTTTATCATAATACTAGCAATGAGCCGTGGGGCCATTTAGTTTTCTATGGTCCGCAGGTAGAGCAAACTAATCTTTCCACATGGCATCTCGCCGTTTGTTTTAATGAAGGTCTCCACCAGCGGACACTTGCCGCCATTAAACAGGTAATCGGACAATGATGGATTATTTCAATCTTACAGATGGGCAGATTAATTTGATAATTAATTTGGCTATATTTCTTATGTCCTTTGCAGCAGGATGGCTTCTGGCTCCTCGAAAATGAAGACCCCAATCCTTAAAACAGCGCGTCTAACGCTTGCTCCTCCTCTGATCCACGATCAGATGAATGTAGATCATTATCTGAAATGGCTTCATACCGAACAGGTGATACGTTTATCTGAACAACGCCATAGAAAACATACTATAGATAGCCAGCGCGATTATCTCCGGTCATTTGATGGCGATAATCAAATCTGGGAAATAAAGCGCAATGCTACACCGATTGGAACGATTACATCATATCGCAATACGCCAAATGCTACTTCAAATCTAGGTATTATGATTGGCGAGCAAATAGTATGGGGCCAAGGTTATGGAGCGGAGGCATGGGATGCGGTTTGCGGATATCTATTCGAAGACGGCATTCGCAAGATAGAAGCGGGATGTATGAGTAATAATAATGCCATGAGGGGAGTATTATCCAAATGTGGATTTATGCTTGAAGCAACTCTTCCCAATTACTTCCTGCTTGATGGCAAACCAGAGGATATGGTTTATTATGGTAAATACCGCAAAGCACAAATCATCCCGATCCAAAACATCGCCGCAAAGTGAAGGGGATGTCCGTGCATTCTGGGATCAACAGGCCAGAGATCATGGCGGGTCTGACTTGGCAACCGCTCCGGATCACCATTATCGTTCTTTAGAAATTGAGAGCATTCTTAGAGTCATCTCAGCCATAAAACATGAGACGATTTTGGATGTTGGCTGCGGTAATGGTTATTCCACTATTAAGATAGCCAAAAGATTTCCAGAAGCCATGGTCACAGGCATCGATTTTTCGGATGCAATGATCGCGGAAGCTAAAAAAGGAATAATTCCCAATATCGATTTTTTTGAAGGAGATGTTTTATCTCTATCGCGCAATAAACCTCTCATTGGCCGTCAATATGATATAGTCCTAAGTTCGCGCTGTCTTATCAACTTGGCTAATTGGGAAGAGCAGAAAGTTGGCATTCTGGAAATGCGAAAGATGTTGGACCCGGATGGACATATGATATTGGTCGAGAATGTCCAAGAAGGTCTCGATAATTTGAACGATCTTCGGACCAAATTTGGATTGGATAAAATCGAGCCGCCTTGGCATAACAAGTATCTTCCAAAGAACAAAGTCCATAATTTTTTTGAGGAAATGAAAGGACAACTTCTGACTCCGGAATACGTCGAGAATATAGGGAATCTCTATTATCTCGCCTCGCGAGTGCTTTATGCCAAACTCTGCAAGGATCAGGGCATAGAGCCGGATTACAATAATCCAATCAACGCCATTGCCTCACAAATGCCTACAATGGGTGAGTATTATGCCTGCTCGCCTAATTATATGTTTGTCCTTAAAAACGAATTAGGAATGTCAGCGCAATGGGACACCAAGAAACTATCTTCCTAGAGGAATCCGAAGGGGATCATTGGCATTGGCGTAATCGCCATAAAGACAAAATCGATCCTGTATTCGAACTCACCGAGAGTCTTGGTATAAAGCCAAGATATATTCTGGAAGTTGGCTGTGGTACCGGATGGCGCTTGGCTAAATATGCCAAGATTTATAAATCCTACTGTTGTGGTATCGATCCTTCCTTTGAGGCCATCAAAGAGGGCATAGAAACCCTACGGGCCGCCTGTATTCATCGCTTTGTTGAGTTATATCATGGCACCGCCGCTAACAATATCAACAATACCAGACCAAGCGATTTGTTTATCTTCGGTTTCTGCCTCTATGTCTGCGATCCAGAAGACCTGCCAAAAATAGTTTATGAAGCCCACAATAATCTTATCGATAGAGGCCATTTGGTCATTCATGACTTCGATCCAGAGTATACACATAAGGTCCCCTATCATCATGTAGATGGCGTCTTCTCTTATAAGATGGATTATTCAAGATTATGGTTGGCTAATCCGTCCTATTCTCTGGTGAGTAAGACGGCGATTGGCGATGGCACGGCAGTTTGGATACTTAAGAAAGATATTGCTGATGGCTGGCCATTGGAACAACTTCCATGATGGAATTTGGAATACAATTGATGATCTCAAGTCCCTATGGGAATTTGATATTTGGGATTATGCCATTTAATTGGAAATTCGATTATTGCAGAATAATTAGTCCTGTCCATGCCATCGTTCTAAATCTTGGACCATTCATATTCGCCGTTACGGGCGATCCAAGCCATATACGTAGTATTATAGAGACAGAGGATATGTGATGAAGTTTGGCATTCTTGGTTATGGCTCTATTGGTAATCGACACCTCCATAATTTATTGGAGTTGAACCATAGTGTTAGTTGGTACGATCCTAAGCTTGGTCATCTTTCAAAAATCAGAACAGATATAATAAATTGGGCTGATGCTATCGTGGTGGCTTCACCTAGCAAGAACCATGCTCAAGACATGATTGACTCTGTTGATGCTGGCAAACATGTATTTGTTGAAAAGCCATTTGGCTATGATTGCCCTCCGTTTCTTGCTGGATATCTCAAGGGAGTTCGCATGAAACCGGGAGGAAATATTATTGTAGCCACCGGTTTTAATCTGCGCTTCCATGATTGTGTTCGGAAAACAAAGGAACTAATCCACGAAATTGGCCCACTTAAGGCCGCCATGTTTACAGTAAGACAAAAGACCGATAGGCCCCAATATCTCCGGGATGGCATTATTCGTAATTGGCTTAGTCACGAAATAGACCTTGCCAGATATCTTCTGGGCGAGATCGATTATGTCGATAGATGTGATGCGCCAATAAATAAGGACGGCAATGACGCTACAGAGGCACATATTGTAATCAAATTCAATGATGTTCAGAACAAAGTTCATTTTGAGGCCGATTATTTCTCTTCGCCTGAAAGTAGATACTTCTGGATCGAGGGCGAAAATGGATCGATATATGTTGATCTTGTGAAGCGGAATGTCTTCACGCGGGATAATGATCATCGACAAGTTTTGGCTGCCATGGATAGCTGGGATCAGAATTACATGGATGAAATGAAATGCTTTATAAAATCCATTGAAATTGGCCAGCATCAAACTCCGCTGGCTACAGGAGAAGATGGCGTGAAATGTCTAGAGGCCGTAATGGCAGCCAGAGAGAAGGCGGGGTTATTATTATGAAAATTTTTTGGTGCTGGTTGGCTCACTCCGCTCATTGGATAGCAATACCAGTATATCATTCATATGATATGCATTGTCCTATTTGTAATCGTCATTGGAGACACTATGACTAAGACTGTGGCTATCTGCCAAGCAAGAATGGGAAGTACGAGATTACCCGGCAAGGTTCTCTTGCCGATGTATCATGTTGATGGTCCACATCCAGCAGGAACATCTATAGGTATGGTCGCATGGTCTGCTGGACTTGCTCAGGTGGATGAAGTTGTTATAGCGACTTCTGATCTTCCTCAAGATGATAAAATCGTGGAATGGGCAAGGAAAGAGGGTCATAAATTCTTCAGAGGCAGCGAAACAGATGTTCTATCGCGCTTTCATGGAGCC